GATCAAATGCAAGTAAAAAAGAAGTTCCTGAGAAATCTGCAACTGCTTTAACCAATCGTAAAACTTGAAAAGTTTCTGTAGGAGTCAATCGATCAATATCATCAATTATTACCACAATAGGATTTTTTATTTTTTTTATTGCCTTCTCTACTTGTTTTTTTCTACCTAAAAGATCCAGTTTTTTTAATTCAGCAATCTTTTTAGTAGCACTCCCAAAATTAGAGAGGACTTTTTCTATGATAGATGCCCAAGGTTCTGTCCCTGGAATAAGTTTTGCTACACTGAAGAGATTGGAGTATGCAATTAATTCTTTTGAAGCTTCCAAAGCAGCTTTTGAATTGTCTTTAATATTTAGTTGTGAAGAGAACTGTAATAAAAAATCCTGAATCAAGGATTCAGGTTGACCGGCCAGCCATGGATTATATTCTATTATTATTGGTAAGAACTCCTTTTCATTCAAAGCACCTTTTATAAGATTTATCACTGACGTTTTACCATATCCCCACTCTGCCTCTATAGATACAGTAAGGCAATCATCATTGTGATTTAATAGTAGAATATTTGCCAAGTGATTTGCAAAATCGAGCCTGTTTAATAAATCGGGGTCATTTTGACCACCTAGTATTGGCTGATCATTATGATATGTACTCATTTTCAAATTTATCCATTTAAATAAAAATAATTACAGGGCTTGAGGCTATTAATAGCATAAATTACCTGTGGATAAAACCAATCTTTAAAATTTTGCTTGTCAAACATAGACACATAACTTTCAAATTAACTCCGCACGTTTATACGTTTAATTACTATCAAAACAATAGGTTAGTCACTTACTCAAAAATCATCGATTGAAAGAGCATGTACAGTTAAGAATACCCGTAGTCGGAGATGGCGGACGACAAGTTTTTGTAACTTCCCCCCATCTCCAACTGACTGATCTAATCGCGGTTGACTAACATATTGTCATATCTGCGATGTCCGCTTTTGGCACAAAGTGGGCGATCACTTATCAAAATGATTACCCACCTTACGCCTCGTTTCACTCGTTGCCCAAACTAGCCCCCATTAGAATGAATCCTCCTGGGGGCAACATTTCTTAATGCAGCCAGCTGTCGTCTTCCCACACCTTCTGCATAATTTTCATCACTTGTTTTCTTTCTTCGTCCGGTTGCAGTCCGGTCAGTTCCACACCGTTAGAGCTACCTTTACGGATACGGATTACCGTTTTGGGATACAGGGGGCGCAGATTGCGGTAAAGCTCGGATTCAAGGGCGTCCAGTGTAGACTGGCTAATCTTCTGCTCTTTATCGATCATTATTTCAATGCGCATAAAAGTCACCTCAGCTGATGACATCCATTGAGCGGTTGTATTCGTGGGTTCTGATTTTTGCCATGAGTTCATCTGTCAGTTCAGAAACCCACTGCAGAGCCAGCCCCTTCTCTTCATCACTACACTCACTAGCCGCTACAAGCTTAAGAAAAAAATCAATGCGCTGGAGCTTCAAAGACTCCAAAAAATAGTCCTGCATCTTTCCTCCTATGACACCAAATCAATACTGTATACATAACCACTGTTTATATTTACAGTATATAATAATATTACTGATGTAAAACGTTTTTTTACGTTCATCAGCCTGATATGCCTGGTATTATTAAGAGCACGAATTGTTAACCCGCGTAATTAATACAGGTTCCGCCACTTATCATCTTCCTGCAAACGCTGGTTCCGATAGAAGATACGCAGGCCTGCTCCTGACGGAATACTGCCGCCGCGAAGGAGTAAATCGACCTCTTTCTCGCTACCATCAAATCCTCTGGACTTCAGCTCATAGACGAGCTGCAGTCGCTGATGGTCTGTAATTCGCTGTTTGTAGTCTTTACGCCGTTTCGGTTTAACCAGGCGTAACCTTGCAGCCAGTTCCCGGCGCTCTTTTTTGCTCATACTGTGCAAGTAATCGTGCAACTCCTTGTCATCCATGCGGGTAATGTCCGTTCTGGTGTCCCCATCAGCTGATTTATCTTTCTCCTGTTGGTTCAAATTTTCAGCAAGGGGACAGTTATTGCCACGAGTCCAAGGGGCGCAAGCGCCCTGGTCGGCTGCCGCCTCCTGAACGTCAACGGCCTTACGAACCATTTTCCACTTCACTGCATGAGTGCAGATCTTGCCCTCTGCAATGGGTGACCAGATGCCATAAATACGAATACCGTGATCGCCATAGGCGGTTGGCTCTTCGTTGATTTCATAAGCGGTTCTGATGAGGTGATATTTGCGGGGAACCAGTACGCCGCCCTGCTTCATGATGTAGGTGGCAAAACAACCAGCATCAGCAGCAGCCAGAATGGCATCAAGACGCGGGTTATCCAGTACCGGCGCACCTGCTTTTTTGTCACCCTGTTGCCTTGCCGCCTGACCAGCCAGCAAGCGAAGTTCACGGTAAGCCTGACGTCCCGGAATACCAAAGAAGCGGAATTGCTGAACACGATGCAGAGACGCCCAGGCATTAACGTATTCAGCGTTATCACGCAGGGATTTACCCGTTTCCTTGCTGATCTCGCCAGCCAGACCACGCCCGTCAATGTTCTTACTGATGTATTTCGCGATGTAGCTTGTCGGCGTTCCTTTGCGCGGGTTTATCAGCTCAGATTTAAAGCGTGGACCAGTGTTATTACCCAGTTCCTCGCGGTCTTCACGGATGGCAAACTTACGCAACAATGCAGTAATGGCGCGGCGGTCTTTTTTGCGCATGAAACACAACAGGTGCCAGTGAACTGTACCGTCATGATGCGGCTCAGCCACCCGCACGCCATACCAGCGCAACCCGGCTTTGTGCATCGCCTTACGAAATGCAGCAAACATGCCGACCAGATAATCGCTGCTTTGTCTTACCGTCGCATTTGTCCAGGTTGGGTTTGGTCTGCCGTTATTGAGCGTGGAATGGAAACGTGACGGACAGGTAATGGTGTAGAAAACGGCGCAGTCACCGCGCATTTCCGCGATAAGCTCCAGACCTTTAACACAGGCCATCATCTCATTGCGGCGGTGCGCCGGGTTGCTGCTGCTGGCGTTTACCACGTCTTCCATATCCAGCGTGTCGCCCTCTTCGTTCACCAGTTCATGAGAACGGAAAAACTCCAGTGACTTGCGGCGCTGCTCACGTTTATGCATCACGGCTTCATAGCTGACATAGGGAGATGCTTTTTTGCTGACCAGGCAGACAGCACGCAACTGCTCTTCCCGCCATTCGCAACGCATTTTCCATAATTTCCGGTACCACCAGTCGGCGCACAACATACGCGCCAGCGAACCCGGAATGAGTTCATAGGGCACGGGTTTACGGCGGTTTCTTTTCCGACGGAGTTGCTCAAACGCAGGCGGGATGACATCCAGACGCAGGGTTTCCGCTGCCACCTTTTCCCATGTCTTGCGGATTTCTTCTGGCTTAACGTCATCGGTGGCATACAAATCACCACAAGCTGCATCAAGGCACATGCTCATATGCGCAGCGACAAGGGTAGACAGGCGTTTCACCTGATCCTGACTCATTTCAGGCAGAATCAGCAGGCCGTCCAGCCCTACATGGCTTGCCATAAAACGAAAAGATGCAGATAGCTGGCTGTCGCGTACATGCTCCAGTCGTTCCAGACATGGCTTAATCGTCTCACGTAAATAGCGGGAATAAGCCTTTGGCCTGCCGCTGAAGTATTCAATACGTTGCATCAGCGGCTTGCTGATATGGGAGGGCTGGGCGCTGACGTCTGCCAGAATGACCATGTCCGGGTTAAAACGCTGCTGCTCATGCGCCAACTTTGCCCGGCTAATGAGCTTATCCTGCTCTATTTCGCGTTGGACAGGATCACGGGATTCATTAAAGAAATAACGCTCCCAGACCTGATCACTCAGTGCCTCGCGGCGCAGTTGTTCCTGCTCGTTATCGGCAGCGTACAGAGTGATCAGGTTTGAAAGCGCAGAAACCGGCGCAACTTCCGCCGGGTCCAGATAAGGGTTAATGGCCTTTTTCGGGCTGTTCCATGAGAACGATGCGGCAGCCTCGTTAAAGCCGCAGCAGTTGCTCATATCGGCATGGCTCATGCACGTACTCCGTACACGGCAGAACTATCCACGCCACGCGAATAATCAAATCCCACCCAGCAGCGCGGCCCGGAAACAGCAATGATTTCTGTTGCTGATTTACTCTCACCAGCTGCTACGCCGATGCTGCGTTTTACCTTGATATAGTGGTGAGTAAAATTGCGATACAGCGAACGGATCAGGGATGTGTCACTGTTAGAAACAATGACCGGATGTCCTTCTGATGACCGATGTTCAAGAACGGATGCCAGGTGATACTGGTCATCTTCAGTAAAGCCGTCAGCGTGATAGCCGGAAAACGTACCGTCATAAGGCGGATCGCAATACACCACATCCCCCGCCTTCAACATCGCCAGCGTTTCATCAAAGCTGGCGCAGATAAACGTTGCTCGCTGGGCTTTTTCTGCAAAAGCGCGAATTTCTTTTTCAGGGAAATACGGATTTTTATAATTACCGTAGGGAATGTTGAAATGCCCGCTCTTGTTATAGCGACATAACCCACGGTAACCGTGACGATTGAGATACAGGAAATATACCGCTTTCATGAAATCAGTAATTTCAGTTGAGTAATTAAACTCCTGCCTTATGTTGTAATAAGCCACCTCCCTGTTTGCGATCTCAAATAAAACTTTGGCGCGAGATATAAACGATTCACAATCAGCGGCAACCTTTTTATAGAGGTTGATTAAATCAGGATTAATATCCGCAACCAGATAGCAGGGATAATCCGTCTCCATCATCACAGCACAGGAACCCGCGAAAGGTTCAACTAGTCGCGGACCAGCAGGAAGATGTTTTTTCAGTTCGGACATTACGGCGGTTTTATTTCCCGCCCATTTCAAGATGGTGCTCATACAGCACCTCCGTTGTAATGTTTGCCTTTCAGCTCTGCGATTTCCTGACATGTAATGCAAAGCTGCACACCCGGAATGGCACGGCGGCGTGCTGGCGGAATTGGCGCTTCACACTCAACGCAAAGCACGCGGGACACGCCCGGCGTTTTGGCACGGGCAGCACGGATATGGCGCTGGCGTTCTTCTTCAACGCGCTGCTGTACGAGATCCATTGCATCAGCCATTAGTGGATCTCCTGCGCTTCGTTCTGGATTGCTTCAGCAGTCACACGCAGCAGTTCTGCCGCTTCCACGTGGTTTAGCTGACGGGATGAGATATGACACGCCAGGCTATCAAGGCGAGCTGCCATTGCTTCAGCCCTTGCCCGGCGTTCTTCCAGACGAGCCTCTGTCAGTAAAATATTAAGCCCTGCGTCATCCGGTCCGGTTTTAGTCGTGAGGGTTTCAATATTACGCATAATCAATTCTCCTGAATTTAGATAAAGGGATGCCCGGCGGGTTTACGCCATTAATTTCATTAGTTGGTTAATTCGGCATGGTTAGCCGTCTGGGAAATAAGCTCACCACTGCACGAAAATGATTCATTGCTTTAATCAGCTCCCGCTTTTCGTCAGTGGTCAGCTCATTAATGCTGATGCTATGACGTTCAGCTGGAATTTTTGCCATAAAGAATATGGCAGCCAGTGCTCGTTTATTTTGTTCATTATTGATATCCCGTGGATCACGCATATCTTTAATAAACCGCTCAAGCTCTGACTCAATATTCAGGCCAAAAACTTTCGCCCTTAACTCCGCAATGTGATTAAGTCCATTCAGGCGTTCACCGGGGCTTAATGGAACAGTTGCCGCAGCGCCTTCAATAGCCATTTGTTCCCCCGTTTTTTCGTAGATAGTTCTGCCAGCAATTCATCCTGTGAACGGCACGGATGCCAGCGTTTACCATCCTCCCCCATGATCCAGCCGTGACCGTAGTGCATTGCCGGGCTTTGTTTTACCAGCAGCGATGCAAATGATGGTTCTTTCGTCAGCATAAGCACCTCACAGCAAACCGAATGAGGCACCGAGGCCAGTCACGGTATCAACTGCACTCGCCATCGCAGGATTAGCCTGTAAACGGGCCTGCAATGAAACAGCAGCCAGCGCCATCAGTCGTGTAACAGAGTTAATGCTGCTGATCGCATCACGACGGCCTGCACTGGTTTTTACATCGCCAGAAACCGCACCTGCCGCGACACGCCCTATCTCTGCAGTTGCACTCATAACGTAATGCGGCAGTTTCTCTTTCGCTACCTCATTAATCGGAACACATGGCAGACAATGAATCTGTGCCAGAAAACCATCTACCAGCGTTGAATCTTCAGTCAGATCGGTAAGCAGCCAGATTTCTGGTGCGGTTAATAAATGAGGTTGAGCTGGGTTCAGCTTGTTCCGCAGAATCTGTACATTCATGCCTGCACGTTCTGCCAGTTGCACCAGGTTGTGGCGCAGTGCAAATGCACGACAGGCTTCATCAAAATGTGGATGTTTGGAAACTTTATAATCAAACATAGTTTTCAACTCCGAACTTATCGCAAAATCGAACTCACCGTCTTATTGCGAAAGTAGACGGTTATTAAGCAGACAAAGCATCAACTGTCAGAGCAACCAGGTTAATCATTACCTTTTCACGTTTTTTGTCTTTTCGAAGACGATGACGAGGTAGTCGGCCATCAGCCAACATATCGTTAATCGTATCAATAGAAAGGCCTGTCAGTTCGCTATAACGTTCGATCGTGACATGTGGTGTATTCAGAGTAATTGAAATGTTAGGTGTCATAAGGCAACATTCCTTATAGATATGGCTTGTGGCGAGCCGTAGTTTGTCGTGATTAGTAGTGAAGGCTCCAAAAGAACACTTCTGGTTCAACTTTAAGATCGCTTTTGGAATCTGTCAACGAATTTTGGATTTCCTTGGAGGACTCATGGATTTCAGCAGCGGTGGTAAGAAAGTCATTGAACGTCTAGTTGAGGCGTACGGGTTCTCTACGAGACAAGCTCTTTGCGATCATTTGGGAGTATCCAAGAGCACCATGGCTACACGTTACATGCGAGACATCTTCCCTGCAGATTGGGTTTTGCAATGTGCTATTGAAACTGGTTATCCACTAGAATGGTTGGCATTCGGTATAGGGGACAAAAAACCCTCAAATATAAATGCACAAATTTTGGTACCAAAGAAAAAATTAATTTCAGGAACGTTAATTGAAGATGGAGCATATATTTTTGATAAAACATTCTTACCTGAAAAAATATGTAATCCGTTCATCATTCAAGATCTGGATAACGAATACATATGTAGCTTTGAATATAATGACATAAGCGATGGATTGTGGCTAATAGGCATAGACGAAAAAATTTCGGTCCGAACCCTGACCCGCTTACCTAATAACAGGTTATATGTTGAAGGAGGAAATCGTGGCTTTGAGTGTTCCAGAGATGAAATACAGGTTATTGGAATTGTGTGGTGCTGCATACTAAGAAGAGCAGAAAAATTTTAGTACTCAATATATTAAATAACTGGAGTTCTAAATGCCTATTGAATATACGTTTGATTATCGTGATGAGTTCCTTCGTAAGCCTATTGCTGAAAAATTAATAGCTCTACTGAACTCTGATATTAACTTATCTCCGCTGGTTATAGATGGCGGATGGGGCACGGGAAAAACAGAGTTTTGCAAAAAAGTTGCAAATCTAATTGAAAACAATAA